TTTAAACCTTTGTCCTTTTTCTTTTTCTTCTTGTCATCAGAGTCGAGAGCCTCTGGAGATAGTGCTGACCCATTTGTCTGAGCAGCCGGACCTTCAGCCGCGCCATGGCCGCACGATAGGGCTTTGCCAAATTCGTTATTAAAAGACTTTATTGCAAGGTCTTCATCGTAAAAAGACTTTGCAAGAGTGTCCCATGTGCAATCAGTATTGACTGGCTGGTTTGTAATCGCCACATTTCTGATCAAAGCCTTTTCAATGACTTTGTTTTTTCTGCGAGTGACCTTACCTTCAATCGAAAAACCAAGTCTTCGATCCGTTTTTGCAAGGGCTTTTGCAAGCTCCCAAATTTGGTCGGCTCTTTGGGTGCCCTTAATGACATAACCCTCGGTGATCCAACCATCAGTTTTTTTGCCACTCTTTTGGATCTCTTTTGAATAGTAAGCTCTTTCGGGGTAGCCGACAACCGCCGCTGTCGATTGCGAATGATTGTCGTTAAAGTGACCGTGCTGAAGAAAAGGATTGAAGTCGAGCCCTTTGGCGAGAACTTCTTCACCCTGTCGATCAAGACTTGACGTTGACATGATGCCTTTTATTTTTCGACTATCATAATTGTCTCCGCTCTTTTCAAGGGAGACATCATCGTCAAACGAGAACTCGACATCTGGCAACCAAACTCTAAAATCAGACTTTCCAATAAAGAAGTTTTCCAATTTCTTCTCCAAACGTAAAAAAGGAGCTGCGAAACCGCAACTCCCTCAACCTGAGTCCATAATGGTTTTTATTATTAACTACTCAATAGTATAAAAAACCTTTCTAATTCTTGTCAACCTCAAAGGTATAAAATGTATTCAATTTCCGAAGAACTCCAAAGTCGATCTCAATATCAGTTTTACAACCCTTACAAATTGCAAAACAACCTTTGTGATTCCATTTAAGAAGCTGGACTCTCATTTTAATCTCTTCGTTGTCACCTTTGACAAGTCTATTTCCGCACTTGGGACACGTAACTTCTAGTTTTTCTTTCATTAATCAAACTCTGTATGTAGTGGATTTTATCGGATTTCGTTAAATCAGACTTCTTCGATTTTAAAAGTTCACTTTTGGGGGTATAGATTTCGTCAGGGTTGACATAAAGTCCGAAGGATTTCTTGGTATTACCAAGCTCTTCTTTAACGATCTTCATGAGTTCAACGGGGTCGATAATCTTGTTTCCCCAATCCTCAGATTTGAAGATATCGTCGTGAGTGAGTCCCGCACTGTCCATTTTACTCTTTGGAATATCGACAAGCAATCCCTTCTCGGTTCTCATTTGGACATACTTCCGAAGCGACCGCTCAAGAATTGACTCTCCCTTGGCCGACTGAGCTGGCAGATCAATCTTGTCTCCAAGACCTTTCTGATCGGCTTCCTCTTGTTTCTTTGGCGTATTCATATACGCCTCGCCGGTCTTTGTCTTCGCAACGTAGTTCCATACAGGCAAAAGGTGAAGAGGCATCCAAGCCGGAGGCATCATGTTTTTCATGACTCCATTTGCATCGGGAGCTTTGTGAATTGCGTCAAAGAACTCTTTCGGATGAGCCTTTGTTGTATTGCCGTGGGAAGTGGCGTGTTCTGGTTTCTCTTTCCCGGTTTTTTCTGTCCACTCTTTCCAAGTCATGAGGTCGGAGAATTTCGGATATGGAGGAGGGCCGTCAGGATTGGCTTTGTGATATGAGTCCGAGACGAATTCCTTGACTCTCTCGTATTGCTTTCTCGGATAACCACGTTTCATCCTCTCAACGTCTTTATTGATCGGAGGATTGTTTATCAGCTCGTCTGCCGTGTGGAACAAGCCTCTTTCAACATGACCCTTGGCTGCGCTCCAAGCGGCTCCAACGCCCTTCTCTTTCCGGAGAGAGTTGTAGAGGCTCTTGACGTTCTCTTCACTTGAGTCGCCCATCGTATTCGCTGTTTCGACTGCGCTCAAGAATAGACCGATTGATTCCTTTCGGTCTTTGGCAACATACTTGTCTTTGATTTTTTCATAGACTTCTTTTGCCCTGAGAAGGTAGGGATTGTGCCCGACATCCTGAAGAGCGATATCGTCATCAATCTTTTTGTCTTCAGCATCGTCATGTCCGGCTTCTTTGAGGTCTTTTTTAGCCTCTGCGTCTATCTTGTCTATTTCTCCCGGCGTGAGCCCCGGCCAGCTTGGTTCTGGCTTTGGAGCTTTGGGTTCAGACAACTTATTAAAATCGGCTAATGCCTTCTTTCTAGCAGACTCTTCAATAGACCCATGAAGTCCATCATCAAATGGACTTACATCTTTCACGTAATCGGCATCTTTTAAAAACTTATGCATCATTGCATGAGTTTCTTCAGCCGGACCAGAAAGGTTGGAATAACTTCCATGAACAAAGACCATTCCGTCGCTGTTTACATAGGTTTTCTTTTCTTTTCCATATTTCTCTTCTTTGATTGTCGGAACTTCTTTAAACCCATGCTTTTTAAGAGCTTCATCACTGATCTCAAGAAATTTATAACCGACTTCAAAGTGGTTTTTCTTTTGGTTTTTTAAAGCCATGGAAACCCCATCTTCGCCAAGAGCATAGGTATGACTACCTTCCATCTCCCCTTCTGTCGTGACTTTAAAACCCTTGACATCTTCAATCATCTTTTCAGACATACCAGCCGACCTTAAATCAGACCTGGCTCGGACTTTGGCTCTGGCTTTGGAGCTTTTGGGCTCTGCTTTTGGTTCAGCTTTTTTCTCATGATTGTTTTTATAATGAGTGTCGTATGAAACCCAACCGCCGTCTTCTTTCACAACCCGATCTTCAGGGGCGTCTGAAAGTTCTTTCTTAGGGAGTTTTAATTCATCCCAAATTTTGTCTTTGTGGCTTTTCTCACCCTCGCCACCTTTCCATTTCTTCACACCGTCTTGAATATGCTTAAGAGTGTCTTCGAGTCCAAGACCCTTTTCTTTTGCTTCTTTGTGAAGACTTTCCATCACCGCATGGTGATCGGAAGACCCTTCGGCCTTTGGTTCTGGCTTTGGTTCTGGCTTTGGTTCCGGCTTTGGTTCTGGCTTTGGTTCTGGCTTCTTTGGAGCTTCTTTCTTCGCAGCCTCTTTCTTTGGTCCCCCCGCAAGAAGTTTCTTTATTTTAGAAACCTTCATTGCCGTATGGTCCATGTCATGACTATGAGATACGCCATGCTTCTCAGTCAAATGCTCATGGTAATCAGCTTCTCCACCCGATCCCGCTTCAATTTTGTGCTTTGCTTCATGAAGATCATGATCATCGTAATCGTGGTGATCGCCAGCTTTCACTTGCTTTCGAAGAAAAGAGACAGTCGGCTCTGATCGACCTGTCATCTCTGCCATCTCTTTGTCAGTCATACTGTGATGACCGTTGTCTTTTCCAATGATCAAACGCTTCAAATGATCTCTTGAAGAATGAGAAGTGGTCCCATCAACTATTCGACCGTCAGGAAGCTTATACCAGTATTTATAGTTCCCCGGTGTCCCAGTTCGCTTAACATATTTCACGTCTCTCATTCTTCATCCCTCATTAAAATCGCGGTTTCTTTAATCCTCTCAGAAACGCTTGGTTTTTTGAGTATTGCTGTTGGGATTATTTCTCCCACTTTAAACTCTTTTTTGCCAATTTTAAAAGGTTCTTTTGCGACAGAGACCTTTTTGAAAGAATACCCTTCAGTATATGGGAATAGTTGACATTGGCAAAAAGGATGAAGGCTACCCACCGTGACTTCCCAATCGACCGCCTTTTTGCCGAAGTTGCTGTCTGCCAGCTCATTCACCTTGAATATTTTAGGCGTTATGCCATCACCCTCTAAGCACAATCTGCGACAATGTACGCAGCAATCTGGATTCGGGCGCTTATAAACAAGCTGATCTTTTCCATGGTCTTCAACAATCTTTGAATGGATCGCATGTTGAATAGTGTTGTTAATTTCGGTCTGAGCAACCCTATACCAATCACGATGCTTGTTATCAAAGGCGTGATATAGATTTGTCTTAAGCTGAGAGACAGTCTCTCTGTTAACGATATTGCTCACAACCTCTTCTTGAACTCGTCGAATAGCCGTCATTCCAGCCGCCGCTGAGAGGGATTTGGTTTCTTTGAGCATTGAGTCCTTGAGACCTTGAATATGCGCTCCCACGCTTTCTGTGGCGTATTCGATCGCTTTCTCTTCAATGGGGGTTCGTTTGATGGTAATTTTATCTACAAGCTTTTGAAGGTCGCTATAGGAAATTTTTGCCCTCTTGGACGGTGGAAGAATTGCCGTGAGCTTTCCAAAGTTGTTTGCGTCAACAACCATTCCCTTGACGTTCGTTTTTAAAAGTCCCATCTTCTGAAGCCGTCTGATCTCCTTCTTTGAGAGAGCCTTATTTCCCAAAGTATTCAGACGAAGCTCAAGAAAACGATCTTCAATCGCCTGTAATATCTCACTTAATTGTTTTTTTGTTAATGCCATGTTGCGTCACGCAATACTTTTTAGCTCGGGGGTAACTCGTTTCACTTCAATATTTCCTCAATGTCTTTCTTAAGATTTGTCATCATGTCATCAAAAGCCCGACTGTATTTCTTGACCATATGCTCTTGAGCTTCGTTTCGTGATTCGCTTTTCTCCATCGATTTCATCAAAAGATCTTCGACAATCTCAGACGTGGTC